ATGATGAAGCTGAAGCTGACGCTGAAAAAAAAGCTAACAATTGATGAACTGTTAGGCCTTGCTGTCGGTCAACTTGGAATGGGTGTTGATACATTTGACACTCTCACTCCTGACGAGTTCGCCGCAATAATGGCAAAACACAATGAATATCTTGACGCTAAGATGCGTGATGAATGGGAACGCGCCCGAATAATGGCAACGATACTTATTCAGCCGCATATCACTCGCAAAATAACCCCCGAAAAGTTATTGCCGCTGCCGTGGGATAAAAAGCGTAAGAACGAAAAAACGAAAACGCCGGAAGTCTCTCGCAAAGAGCATCTCCAGCGTTTTCGTGATATTAAGCGTCGCCTAAACGGCGGTTGATTACCATCTATTAGACGAAGGTACTTCCGTGAAAGTCTCCGTCGCCTCCCGAAAGGAAGTCTCGCAACTTTTTACTAAAAGGGAAAAAGATTACAAAAACGATAAGAGCAATACATACAATACCTCCAGCTATGTATGATAGTGCAACTATCGCTTTAAAGATAAGAGTTCCTAATGAAAATAGTAACATACTCATGGGTTTATTGTTTAGATTGGGCTACAAAAATAGTAATTTTTTCATAAAAAAGCAAATATATGGCAAAGTCAGTCATTGAACTAAATATAAAGCAGACAGTAGACGGCTCGGATAAAATTGTAAGTTTATCTGCGGATTTAGAGCACCTACAAGCCGCTCTATCAAAGACGAAGATTGCGACAAAAACTGTCTCGGATTGTTTTGCGAGGGCAATGTCTAATTGTGCAACATTTGCAACGTCAATGTCTGCCTTATCATCATCAGTTGGGCAATTGGCTCAAGGTTACAATGACTATGATAAGGCGATGCGTGCCGTCAATACGATGGCGGGCAAGAATGAAAAAGGCTTTGCCAATCTTAAAGATCAAGTCAGTGACTTAGCTAAAACTATACCGCTCGCCAAAGACCAGCTCGCGAATGGCCTCTATCAAGTTATCTCGAATGGCGTGCCTGAAGATAACTGGATTAGCTATCTTGAAGCCTCCGCCAAAGCGTCTGTCGGTGGTATCGCTGACCTTGGTCAGACTGTTACCGTAACATCAACAATCATTAAGAACTATGGTCTGTCATGGGCACAAGCCTGTGACATTCAAGATAAGATACAGCTCACAGCCAAGAATGGTGTCACCTCGTTTGAACAACTTGCCGGAGCTTTGCCAAAGGTCGCCGGTTCTGCTGCAACTCTCGGCATCAGCCTCGAAAGCTCAGGCAAGCCAAAGACTTTTGAGCCGGAAAACCTATCTGACTACGTAAAAGCTACTACATGATGATTGGTTCAAAGATTAAAATAGCCGGTAAAGAATATCCTTGTTATCAAACGATGGGAGCGATGCGCCGCTTCCACCGTTTGACCGGCAGGGAAATCTCCGAAGTCCAGTTAACAGAAGTTAGCGCAATGGCAGATTATCTGTATTGTTGTGTGCAAGCCGCTTGCTCGGCAGAGAAGGTGAAGTTTGATTACACTGTTGATGATTTTGCTGACCATATCACCGTTGATATGATGAATGAGTGGGCAAAGTCTTTAGGCGGAAATGATGAAGCTGAAGCTGACGCTGAAAAAAAAAGCTAACAATTGATGAACTGTTAGGCCTTGCTGTCGGTCAACTCGGAATGGGTGTTGATACATTTGACACGCTCACTCCTGATGAGTTCGCCGCAATAATGGCAAAACACAATGAATATCTTGACGCTAAGATGCGTGATGAATGGGAGCGCGCCCGAATAATGGCAACGATACTTATTCAGCCGCATATCACTCGCAAAATAACCCCCGAAAAGTTATTGCCGCTGCCGTGGGATAAAAAGCGTAAGAGCGAAAAAACGAAAACGCCGGAAGTCTCTCGCAAAGAGCATCTCCAGCGTTTTCGTGATATTAAGCGTCGCCTAAACGGCGAAGGTGGCTAAAAATTCATATATCGGTCGCGCATCTTCTTGCTAACCGAACAGCCAAAACCAATATAGGCTGTACCAATTAGCGCTAAGATACAAAATACAATGAATAATTTTACAAATATCCATTTAATAAAAGATGAAATACTGAGGATTAACATGGTTGTACTCTTTTTGTTTGTTTGCAAAAATACAAGTTTATACGCTTAGTTAGCAAATTGATTAACATAAAAATATTTAAAGCATTATGGCGAGATCGGTTATTGAAGTAAATATAAATCAAACCGTAACAGGAAGCGCTACTGTTTCAGGGTTAGCAGCCAATTTGCAGTCGCTGAGCAAAAATATTATAGTAGTACAAAACAGTATAAGTGGAATGAAAGATAGATTAGCAGCAACAGTTACCACATTTGCTGCTCTATCAGCATCATTCCAAAGCGTATCATCAGCTATTGGTCAACTTGCTCAAGGTTACAATGACTATGATAAAGCCATGCGCTCTGTTAACACAATGGCTGGTAAGGATGAGACCGGTTTCAAAGATTTGAAGACACAGATCAGCGAACTTGCTAAAACTATACCGCTTGCCAAAGACCAACTCGCAAATGGCCTCTATCAAGTCATATCTAACGGTGTACCTGAGAATAATTGGATTAGCTATCTTGAAGCCTCCGCCAAAGCGTCTGTCGGTGGTATCGCTGACCTTGGTCAGACTGTTACCGTAACTCAAGTTTCGGATTTAGATATTTGTCAATAA